TAGAAATTTCAACTGGTTCATCACTAACGTTTTCTTCAACTCGTTTTTTTTCGGGCACTGCTGCCTTTTCAATTTTTTCGTCTGTGATTTCTATATCTAAATTTTCTGCTTCACTTGCCATTTTTTACCTCTCTTATAAAGATTTAATATCATCAGGATCTAAAATAGTACCAATGATGTCATCATCATTAATGATTCTAACCTCATAGTCATCTTCTAATTTAAAACGAGAACCAGCATATCTGCCAATTAACACCCAATCTTTTTCTTTACACCAGGGCTCGTTTCCATATTTTTCTGTTTCTTTATAGGCTAAAGGTCCAACCTTTAATACATAAGCAACAACAGTAGATAAAGATTCTCTATCTACAGTTTCTTTAACAAGTTGAATACCGCCTTCAGTAACTCCTTTACCACGATAAGGTAGTACAAGAATACGCCATCCTGTCGGAGTTGGCATTCTGTCTAACAATGATTTTTTTAGTAGTGTTGGATCTAAAACTCTTGATTCTTCTTTAACAAAAGCCTGATCAATCTCTGAAAAGGGTTCTTCGTTTTCTTCTATTTTTTCTGCGACTTTGTCATTCATCGATATCATCCATATGCAGCGTTTCTTTTAAATCGTCTATGAGTGAACGAATCGCTGATAACGCACCCATATGATACTTGTAATCTTCCATCGATTGTACATTCCCAGCTGAAAGACTGTCAACCAAATCTTGTTCTCTTTTGCGTAGAGCTTTAAAAAAATACTCTGCAAGTTTTATGCTATCCATGGCTCTCTCTTGCCTATGTGTGTTTTATGGTGTTGGTCCCAATCTTCTCTTTCTTCTGAATTTGTCAATTATATGACGGGGTATTTTAGGTATGGTAGGTACGTTAGGTACAAAGGGATTAGGTATGTTAGGTATTGTGGGTTTTACAATACTAGGAGGAATAAGTCCAGGTATACTTGTATCTTCAACAGAACCGGGATAAGGACGATCTAAATCAAATGGTTCAGGAATATTTTGAATAGACTTTAAATCATCTGGTATTGGAATATCTTCGTCAAACGATTCAAAATCAGGAGTGACTGATTGCGGAGGTGGAGGCATTTGATAATTACGCATAATGTTATCGTAATCAAAACTCATATCAGGCAAGCCACTAAAGTCTAAGTTTTGTAAATAATCTGGTAATCCCGGAAAAGTATCTTGGCCTGGTATATAAGGTACAGGTTGTAGAACTCCTGGAGGTGCATCAGGCATAGGCGTAGCCAACTGACCTTCTAGTTCTGCAATGCGAGCCATCATTTCTTGGAATCTAGCATCTTGAGCCGCCATCTCTTCAGCACGCTTTGCTGCTTCAGCTTCTCTTATTGGGGCTTGACCAGCAATATACTGATCAACAAATTGTTGTCCCATAGGACTTTGAATTTGACGACTGAATTGCTGACCAATAGGGTCAGGCATGACATCTGTTGGCACGAAAGCTTCTGTCGGTTGGGGTGGAGCTTGAAAACCCGGAGGTGTGTAATAAGCAGGCCCACCTACAACTGCTGTAGGCCTACCTATTGGATAAGGTTCTGGCGGTAATGCTGGAGCCATATGTCCGGGCGCTTGATTTAAGCCTTGAGAATAACCAGGCACTCTAGAGGGTTGGCCATACATCTGATTTTGAATGCCTATAGGTGCTACTGGAGCACTCTTGCTGCTAAATAATGCCATTAATAAACTCCGCTAAACTTAGTTCCTCTAAGAGCAGCTTTGCCGCCTCTACATTTACCAGCGCCATATGGTTTTGGTGCAGATGGATTTGCAATTTTTTCTGGTGTTGGATACTTGACAGTACCTTGATCTTTAATATTAACGCTTGCTTTTACGTTTTTTACTTTTTCCATTTTTCTTTACCTTCTTATTTTTTGTCTTCTCTGCTTTTTCTAATGCAATAGCAATAGCAGTCTTTTGTTTTTTACCTTTACCAATTAATTCTTTTATATTAGCAGATATTACCTTCTTACTACTACCTTTTTTTAAAGGCATTACTTTTTCTTAACTACTTTGGCCTTAGCCTTAGAGACAGTTTTAGGCTTTTTGGATTTAGACTTAACTTCTTTGGTTGCTTTCGCAAGGACTTTGTCCGCTTCTTTGTCGACCTTTTTGGCGATCTTGTCGATGTCGATATTTGCATTCTCATTGATGATCGGTTGATTGCCATTTAATTTTGCCTCTTCTTCTTTCATTGCAGCTTTATTCACTGCTGCCATTTTTTGTCTAACTGAACTCATTTGTTGCCTCGCATGATATCCATTGCTTTAAATTGATTTTGCTGCTCGATTCTTTCACGAGCAATTTCGTCTTTCATCATAGCAATTTCTTTTTGAATTTGTAACCTTTGTTCTGCAATCTCATTACCTTGCATTGCTTTCATTGCATCAAACTGTTGTCTTTGTGAAAATTCTTCACGTTTGCGTTGCACATCATCAGCTTTAATATCTAATTCCTTACCCCTTAATTCAACCAATGGATCAGGCATTGGAGGGGGTGGCATAAAGACTGAATTGATTTGCTCCATTAATTGAGCAACAACTGCTGCCACATCACGAGCCACAGTTTCTTGTAATTGTTGTTGATAACCCATAGAAACTTCTGGTGGCAATTGATTAATTTGTTGTAACATTTCTTGGAATTCTGGATTTTGTGCATTTTGTTGATCAACAATTTCAGCAGCCCTTAAAGATATATGTTGATAAACATGTGCTTGAATTAAAGATAAAACTACTGGATTAGTTTGAGCAGTAACAGTTCCATATAAAGATAAATGAGAATTGATATGTGCATCATGATCTTGTCCTGCAAATGCTTGTTGAACTGTACCTGAGATAAGCCCTGCATTTTCATTAGCAGGATCTACTGGTTGTGGTTGTGGAGGAGGCGGTAATAATTGCTCAATATTTTGTACCCCCATAGAAGAATACATTCTTCGATAAGCTTCATAAATTCCATCGGGCCCATGTATCTCTGGATTACTTTGTACTGTCGTAAGTAACTCTTGTGCCATCATAACCCTTTGACTCATTGAAAAAGTATTTGGATCTGAAACTGGTAATACATCTACTCTTTCATCGAAGTCCATAGACTTAATTATTTGATTGCCATTAGTAGTAAGGTATGGATAGTTTTCTGGTAAATATTCACTAAATACTTTAGCAAGCAAAGTAAATTCTATACGTTGACTTGCATGCAATCTTTTGTGAATTGCAGACATAACTCTAGTACCACGCTCCAATAAAGCAACTGTTGTACCAACTGGAGCATTAGTATTTGCATCTCCAACTTGCAAGTCAGCAATAGATGCGAAACGCCGGCCACTATCTACAAGGATTCCCAGGAGAGAAAGGAGAGTTTGAGAGGGTTCCTTAAACGGCAGTGGCACAAAGGCGTCTCGCAAACTTCCACCGGGAGCATCCATATCTCGGAACTCACCTGGTTGTAAGGGTTGATCGTCATTGCGAATACGAATTCCACGAGCTTTAAAGCCAGCTGGTAAATTAGATAAAGTACCAGCGTCAATAAGCTGACGCAAAATTGAAGTTGAAGCTTTTGACAAGCCTCCGATCATATGAGTTAAACCAAAGCCATAGAACCCTAGGCCTGGTAAAAACTTATAATGTACAAAATAATTAATGCGTTGTTTTAAAGCATCGTTTTCTTTGTAATTTTTTCTTATAGATAAAACTTTGTCATTAGCAATAGTAACAATATATGGAAGTTTAATTCCTGTTTCTTCGCCATTAGCATCTAAATCTTCATATCCTGGTATTACACAGTCTGTATGTATTTCATAAACTTGACAAGTTTCATCATCTGAATAACTAGGTTTAATTCCTTGAATGTCATCAATCTCTTCTTGTACTTCATTTTGATCATTTTGATCTACGCTTCCATAATTAAGTTTTATATTTTTATAAAATCCAACTTGTTGCAATTTGCGTATGTCATTCATAGACATATTAACCAAGTGAGTGATACGACTTGCGCTATGTAAATCAGTAGACCCATAAGGGACAATTAAATCTTCGCTTGGGATAAATTTAGAAACAGCTCTGCCAACTGTTTGATCATAATAAACTTTTCTAAAAGCTGAACCAGAAAGTGGTAAATAAAACAACATTTGATCTGTTTCTGGATCATATTCTTTCATCACTTGCATAAGCTGATAGTTCATAAACTCTTGAACTCTTGATGCTTGCTGGTCTATTTCTGGAGTTGACATTCCAATAACTTGAGTTTTTACAGGACCTTGAGAGGGTAAAACTTCGTTATATGCTTGCGCTTGGAACTGAGTTACAGATTCTGCAAGCAATGGATGCATAACACCAGATGCGCCTTCAAACGGCTGCGATCTTTCTTCATATTTCATGCCAAGATATTCAAGGCCATCACGATAAGTTTTTTCCCATTCTCTACGTGAATCTTTATCAGCTTCAACATTACCCATTAAATCATTTTTAATAGACGCAAGATCTTGATCGTCCATAGTTTCAGCAAGGTTTGCATAAAAATCTGTATCTTCTAATGGTGGTGTTACTGCTCCAAAGACAAGAGTGCCATCATCGAGTTGTTCAAATGCATCTAGCTCTGGTTGTTCTTCTTGAATATCGACTTCGATATCCATGCCTTTAGATCTATCTCTTACTTTAAGATCTACTTGTTCGTCAATTGTAATTGCTTTGTCTACTGTTGCCATTATTTTTTTTCTATGCCAAAACCTTTTATAGCTGCTCTGTTTGATGGAGTGTATTTTTTATTTTTTTTCCCTTGCTTAGCTTTTTTTTCTTTCTTTCGCTTTCTATATTTTAGAGCTCCTGCGGTTCCCACAA